TTTTTAAGTTCGTCTATTTCTGCTTTTAATTCTTTAATTGATTCTATCAATACTGCACATATTTTACCATAATCAACTGATTTAGTTTGCATTTCATCATCTGCCGTAAGAACCACTTCTGGTAAAATAGCTTCCATATCTTGTGCTAATACACCAACTTGTTCTCTGGCATTATCTACATCATTTCTTTTATAATATACACCTTGCATTTGCATAACTTTTGGCAAAGCATTTGTTATTGGTTCTATATCTGTTTTAAGTCTTTTATCAGAAAAGGCAGTTACATCATTATTAAAAGTCGCCGCTCCTGCACCAGACATATCAAGTGTAAGGGCAGTTATAGTAGAGCCACCATCATTGCCTTTAAAAACAATATCTTCGTCTTGAATTTTTGATTCAATTAGTAGGTCATTAGATGAATTTGCAATTGTACCAAAATGTTGACCATTATTTTTTAATAATATATCACTTCCAAATACATCAATAATTAAATCACCACCTAAATCAAAAGTTAAATCTCCGGCATCAGATATTGTAGAACCATTTATTGTAATATCATCAACTGTAACTTGACCACCAGTAATTGTACCTGTAGTTGTAATCGCAGAAGAACCATTATCTATAGAACCAAATCCAGATGTTATTGAACCAGAATTTAATGCTCCAGTTGTTACTATAGAACCAGAACCTGCTACTGGACTTAATACAGAAGCTATTGCAGTTCCACCAATTGTTATTGCATCTGCTTCTAATGTTCCATCTATATCTGCATCTCCAGAAACATCTAATGAACCTGCATCAAGTTCTCCAGTTAATGTTATATTTCTAAATGATGCCACATCTTTGTTAGCATCTGCAGTTACAACTTTACTTGCAACAACAACACCAACTGATTGACCAGTATCACTGTAATTTAATTCTGCACCAGTTGCAGTAACACTTGTGCCATTTATAGAAAAGGCATCTGTTTCAAGTGTTCCATTGACATCTATACTACCTTCAAGGTCAATATCACCATTTACAATTAAATCATCTGTAACAGTTAAATCATCTTGTACCTTTAAATCTACTACATTTAGAGAAGCAAAAGCATCTACAACTGCCGCTCCGCTGCCTGCACCATCTAAATATACTGCTTTAGTGTCTCCAGGTGGTATAGTTATGTTTGCACCAGACCCTTGACTTATAATTATATTTTGAGAACCACTTGTGCCATTTTCTATGAATTGCATACGTTTCATAGTATTTGGTGCAATTGTTATTGTACAAGCACTATCTAGTGTACCAGTGTATCTAAGATACATAGCTCTACCAGCATCACTTGCACCATCAGCGACTGTAGTGGTGTGAGTGTCAGCATTTGTTGTAATACCTTCAGTGCCAAATCCCATTGCCTCTCCAATAAGCTCTAGGTTTGTATTTGTAGTATTACCCCAAGTTCCACTAGCATCGCCAGTTGCCAATTCATTTAATCTTAAATTATTTACATAAGTACTAGCCATTTGTCTTGCTCCCTTACGCTATTGTTATGATGGCATTTGCACCTGCGGCTGGAAAAACAATTCTAAATGTACCAGAAGAAACTGTAAAATCACCACCAAAGTTCAATACTGCAATTGCTTTGTCACTTGCAGAATTATTATATATCAATGCACCTCTAGCAGTAAATGATGCACTTGTCCATGTAGGATCAGCGGCATCAAAGAATGCAGTTGTACCACTTGTTGATACAGTTTTACTTGTTAATGCTTCACCACCAGTTGTGTAACCATTACCACTAGCTACCTCATTTGATGTTGTATATGCAGTCGTTGCCGCATCTAATGATGCAGAACTTGTATAAAGAGCTATCTTTAATGTATCTGCCGCTAAATCGTGAACCTCATCTAAAATTTCTGCTTTAAATGATGTACACATTGCTTGTGTTATCGCCATTGTTAAATACCTCCTTCGTATTCTGCTTGATAATTACGTTGCATCTCTTGCTGAAACAATGCTATTGCCTCATCAAATTGAGCCTTATACAAGTTTACACTATCCTGAGCTTTAAGAAAAGAGGAACTTTCCAACAAACAAGCAGTCAGCAAAACTTGCTCTGCATTATCTCCTATCCAACTAGTGGCGTTACTAGGAGACAATCCCGTTTCTAGACCTATAAAGTCTACTTCATATGCTAGAGTAGCACTTGGTGAAGGTGCTAATAAAATTTTAATTCCAGATGTATTTGCTTCTCTTGTCGCATACATAAATGGAACTCCAGATGTACTTGCATTTGGTGTATAATCTCTTAGATAGCTATCTACTCTATGTTTTAAATAAATTACATCACTATCTGCTTGAGTAACTGCAACTTGTCTAATCATTCTCGCACCACTTACAGAATACTCTTTTGTACCTATAACTAAATTTCCAGAAAGTTTTTTTCTATAACAAGGTAAATTAGGCAATCTTCCAAAGATCATACTTTCAGCTTGTGTTATTATTGTAGGTATTGATGTTTCAAATTCTGTTCCATCATCTTCTAAATAATTTTTAATATTTGTTACTAAACTTGTATAATTCATTTAATTACCCCATGTTCCATCATTCCATGCTCCTTCACCAAACCCAGGATTGATCGCCACACTTTCAGTTCCTACTGCAGTAGTTCCAGCAACTCCAGTAGTTGGAACATCTGTATCTAGACTTACTGTACCAATTCCACCAGTTCCTGCAACTCCACTTTCTGTTAATTCATTTTCTGGAACATAAGTTCCTATTGCAGTTGTGCCTTGTACTGCATTTACTGGGGTCGGGCCGACAAAAATATCAATAGTACTTGCACCAACACCACCAATTCCTCTAACTTCTTCATCTCCACCCCATACACCAAGACCAAAAGCATTTTCTCCCCAACCATTAGTGTTAGTTTCTGGTATTTCACTTTCAGCAACCTCTGTACCTGCATTTGCAGTACCAGTAGCACTTGTTGGTGTAACAGTTAGATTAAGTTGTCCATTACCTTCTTCTCCAAATGTTCCAATAGCACTTGTACCAGAGACACCAGTAATTCCTATATCTGCATTAGGTACAGAGCTACCAACTGCACTTGTGCCTTCAATTCCTGTTAATGTGCCAGTAGATATATCAAGACCTTCAGTTCCAGTCGCACCAGTTCCAGAAACACCACCATTTGCTAAATCAAATATTCTATCATGTGTAATTGCTTCAGTGCCAGTCGCACCCGTTGCTTGAACTCCAGTGGTAACTGCTCCAGTTTGGTAATCACCAATAGCAGTTGTACCTGTTACTTTACTTGGACTTACATCAATTTGATCTTGTGCAATTACAGTTCCAATAGCTCCAGTGCCTTGAACTCCACTAACATCAAAACCCGCGGCTGCCGATCCAATCGCACCAACACCTTGTACTCCAGTTTGGTCTTCTTCTATTACAAATGAAACAGTTCCAATATTACCTCTAGCACTTATATGTGTGCCTATTTGAGATCTCTCAACTCTTGATAAAAATATGTTGCTCGTAAAGGCAAAATTTATAACTACATTTTCTGGATCATTATCTGGTCTTGGATTTCGTAATGCAGTTGCATCTACTACATTTGTAGCTGGGGTTAGTTGTGGGTGTTTTGGATCGTACTCTGAAGGCTCTACTCTTAAATTATCCCAAGTCGTTTTCAATTGGGTATAGGGTATCTTAGCTCCACTTATGTCGCTTATGGCTTTAGAATTTTTTCCTGAAGCATAATTAGCCATTATCTTAGGTTAAGTCCTGTGGGTTGCAGTTTGAGAGAAACACCATCATTGTCGTTAGATGATGCATATTCAAAAGCCTCTTTATACAAAACACTTAATAATGGAAATTTATCTGGTGCATATTTTACTGATAATTTACTTGCAAGTCCAGCACATATGCATTCTGACCAAGTATATGGTATATCACTATCTTGGTTTGATAAAGTAACATCGTCTTGTTGTGTCATTGCCCAATAATTTAAAACATATGTGCCAATATCTGGTGTTTGCCATACATAAATTTTAAAAATATTATTTGAACCTGTTTGCCTACCTTTATCAAACATATATTGATTTGGTTTTCCAGTATTTGTTTTGTTTGGTATTTGATTATATTCAGATATTGTAACTCTGTTTACTATTGTATCTGTTCTAGTAGCATCTGCAGAATTGAAAATTACTACATCTAAAAAATCTAAAATTCCTGCAGGTAGATCATAAGAACTTGTACCTTGAGCAAGATTTAAGGTGTTTTGTGTTACAGTCCAATAGTTTATGCCACGATTTGCCCATTCTGAGAATAATAAATTGAGGCTACGCCTTGCAGATATGGCTTGATCTCCAGTTCTTGTCTGAATATCAAGACCACATCTTTCATAAGCCTCAGTTATTATTTCTTCAATATTAGGTCTAAATGCAACTGTGTTTGATGTTGCCATATTCCACTCTAATACTTCTTAGTCATTGTTAAAACAATTTGATACGAATCACCACTTCCTGCACCAGTCGTAGTAAATAATATGTCACCACTTGGATTAGTGCCAGTTTGTTTTGTGTTGGGTAAACCACCTTCTTCTGTGTAGTCTACTTCACCACTTTGACCCTCATCAAGATTTAACATAATAATATCAGTATCAGCATCAGCTAAAACTTGTACAGTCATGCCTTTGACAACCCAAGTACACTTTGTAATCTTTACTCCCGTGCATGGACTGCCATTGTCATTTGATTGTAATGCAGAAACATCAACCTTTTTGACTGTAGATTCATTACCTGTGTCTACATACTGATATTGAAATGCCATAACGATTTGACGAGTATTTTCAGAAAGAATGGTGCTTGATGTAATATCAGCCATTTACTTCTCCTATTAAGACGCTACGTCAAAACCATGAATTGTTATAAGTAATCTTCCTGCAGTATAGTTGGCATTTGTTGCTGATCCAGATACTAAGTATAGATATTGATCTGCTACAATCCCACCTCCAGCTACTCTAGAACCTGCGGCTAGATCACCACTATTTATGATTTGAGTTTCAGTTAAGTCACCAATTGCACTATCTTCAACTCCAGTCGCTTCTGTAGCTGAATATAAATCAATGTCTGGATCACCACCTGCAGGAGTTTCAAAACACTCCATAGTAACACCAAATACTACTCCAGTATCTGCAGTTGTAACTCTACCTATGTAGGCAACTCCACTACCAGCTTTACCAATAATATCATCTGCACCACTAGAAGCTAATCCAGTTAAATCTATCATAAGTGTGGTTTTAACTACATTTACATTTGTAGTTGTATCACTTTTAAATCTTTCAACTTGTGTAACATAAGTTTCTGCAGTGCCTTCTATTCCAGCACCAGTTGCGGCTTCTGTGCCCATTTTATTACCACTAATGATTGTAATAGCACCAGTAGTTGCATTTTTAGAAATTTGTTCAAATCCATTTATAGATCTAACTGGACCTGTAAAAGTTGTATTAGCCATTTCAATCTCCTTGTCTTGGCAAGTGTCTGCTTTCGCAGTCAAGGTTAAAGTAAAGGAGAGGAGTTATCCCCTCTCCCATATTAGTTTTTTATGCGGCACCTTCTGTTCCGAAAATTCCACGCCAATCAGTAAAACCAAAAGAATATCTTTCTCTTACTTTATAGCGTACATTTCCAGTCTCAAATTCACCTTCCATGCCTTTTTTCATAGGACTTCTTTGGAACATTT